ATGAAGACCCGTAGCTTTCCTGATTCAGAGTCTCGCCTCAAGTTCATGGCCGCGTGGACGAAGCAGCGCGAGGATTGGGGAAAGTCTGCAACTACGGTCCACCCAAAGAAGGTCGAGACGTGGAAGATCTTTGAAGAGCTCACAGGGAATGCTGACCCGCTCGTGATAGCTCGCTTCTGGCTCAAGCATCGATCCAACCGAGGGGGCGTGATGACCATATCGAAAGCTGCCATCGCGTGGCTCAAGATGAGGGAGACTCTATCGATCACTGAAGATACAAAGACCCACGCAGCGCTTCACCTACGACGCTTTGTAGGCTTCACAGGCACCAAGACACTCGCAGATGCGAATCCTGCCCTCGTTCGCGACTTCTTGGCATCCTTGGAAGGCATGGAGCCCTACACGCTTCGACATCACCTGAGATCACTTCGGGCTTTCTTCGGCTACTGCATTCGCGAGAAGTGGACAGATGATAATCCAGCCGAGGCCATCGAAACACCGAAGATCGCCGCCGCAGACATTACGGTGATTTCCTTGGCGGACGCACAGAAGCTTTTCTCCGTGAACCGCGAAGCGCTCTGCATCGGCAGGCTCGCACTCGAAGCTTTCGGCGGACTGCGCTACTCGTCTGCCGCTAGGCTGAAGAAAGAAGAGATCAAGTTCGATGCTCTCGGCCTGGAGTTCCCAGCATCCAAGCACAAGACGCTGAAACGCCACTACGTTGACGGCCTGCCTGATAACCTATGGGCATGGCTCCGCGCCGCACGCGAAGGCTGCTGGAAAATGACGCCGAGGGAGTATCTCGACGCGAAGGCAAAGTGCTTCGCTGACGCTGGTGTCTCAAACCCAGGCAATGTATTGCGTCACTCCTTCTGCTCGTATCATGTTGCTTTGCATAAGGACGCGGCTAGAACGGCGGTACTGCTTACGCATCGCTCTCCTTCCATGCTTTACCAGCATTACCGCGGCATGGCTTCTGAGTCGGATGCGAAAGCGTACTTTGAGATCATCCCCTAACACTTACATCCATGGCATTTATCTCAGAATCACAGTCTACAGCATCGCTTAACGAGAGCTATAAGAGTGCGCAGCAACTTATTTCAGAGGGATGGAAGATTATTTCTGACGGCCCCTCGGGAATGCAGCTTCAGGAGCCCAGGAGACTTGGAAATCTAGGAAAAGTATTTTTGGCGCTCGGAATCTTAGCTGTTCTTTTCTTCTGGTTAGCCGGACTGGTGCTAATGGGCTTCTCGCTCGCGGCTTACTTGCTCAGTAAGCAGGAGACACGCTTTTTCCCCAAAAGCTGATCAACACTCCTATCCTATTGCTCGAAACAGGCTACTATTTCCCCGCCGTCTGCAACAACTGCCATGCGAGGAACAACACGCCGAGTCCTCCCCCTCCGATGAAGGCCCACACGGCTTTCCCTGCAAGACCGAGACCATCGCGCTGACCCTTCTCGCGCTCGCGCTGTTTTTCAACCTCATCAAGGCGGGATCGGAGTACGATGCAAAGACTTGGCTCCGCGCATTCCTTGCGTCCCTTTAACTGTTCCTCAAGCCGCACGACGGCTATTGAGAGCTTGGACACCTCGGAGGTTAGGTCCCGAATCAGGCGGTACAGTTCGGCGGTATCTTCGGAGGACATGGTTAGAAGTTCTTCACGGTCGTTGTCGGATTGTTCTTCGACTGCACGCTCGCCCCGACTGTCGAGTTCCCCCAAGTGATTGAGGACTTCTCAATCTGCCTCTGACCAAACCACCAAGAGAGGGTCATTGTCGCCAGATTCACGATGGCCGTGACGGTGTATTCGAGGATCGGAAGCAATCGCGTTTCATCGCACCACTTCTGCCACCAGGCCAAGAGCGCAAACGTCACAATGCAGAGCAGAGCGAACTGGTACAGGTATGTGAGTACTGGCCTGACGGATACTCGCAGATTTGTGAAGGCCCGCGACTCGCCCTTAATCTTCGCATCCGAATCAACCGATGCGGTGAACGCATCGGAGGCTCCCTTCTCGCGGGTAAGCGCGATGGTCCCGGCTAGGTTTGCTTGGGAGATATTCCCTTGGAGCTTTGTTAGTTCCAAGTCATGCGCCCATTCGGCGATTTTCAACTTCGCTTCATCGCGCTTTTGGACGAGCTGCAAGACGCCCGTAAGGAGGCCGAACAGTCCACCGAATACTCCGGATAGAACGGGAGATGAGAACCAAGAAATGATAGAGCCCATAAATTATAGATGTTAAGTTACCCACCAGAAAAATAGCACCGTCACCATAATCAGAATACGCCCAAGCCGGGCACGCCAGCACGCGAACACCGCAAGTTTCACATGGGCGCTAGTCTGCCATACCCAACACGGATGCTCGCAGGCCGGGAGGGAGAGGCGGCAGATTTGGCAGTGGGGATTCATGCTAATTCCTCGGGCTTGATGGTGAACTCCTCAGCGGGAGCCGGGTTGATCTCACTGAAGAAAGTGGACCGCACGTAGAAGAACGGCGCGGCAATGATGCGACGGCGATTGAGCAGCGGGCGTGAAACATCGCCGATAGTCGGCTCGGAGTGGTACTCGATGACCTCACAGCCGGGGCATCCCTCCACACTCAGGCCGCGCACAGGCGGGCGGGCGCAGCGCCACGGAAGCGCCCTGCGGGTCGTGCCATCGGGGTACGTCGCGTGCGCGTCATACTTCGTATAGTTCCCAACCTCGATGAGACGCAGGCCGTCACAAGCTATAATGTGCACATCATGCGCCCCGCCCTTGATCGTCACATCCTGCTTGGCCTGGCCGCGCTCGAAAGTGCACTCGACGAACCACAAGTTGCCGCCACGAACAATATCAACGCCGTCTTCGACACCGCCAACGATATGGCAGTTGAGGAAAGCAAAGTCGTACTTGCGCGGCAGCTTTAGGGCTTCCGATGCGCCATTGGCATCGAACACACATTTGCGATAAATCACCGGACCATCGTTCGGATCGGGGCAATGCGCGTGGTTATCGATCCCCGCCTGCTTCGGCGTGCCGGTGTAAGTCTGCCCCTCGATGAGGAGGGCGTCGGAGAAATAGGCAGGCAGCGAAATCATTGTGTGACTCCTTGATAAGCGATGCAGATATTGAGCACGGAAAACGGAGGCATGATATCCACCGATTGCCCGTCTCCGGTTGCGTTAACTGTAACTGTGCCTCCAGTGAACGATCCTCCCGTTGCGACCACGCCACCGAGGAATGCCCCTTCTGTGGCGGTTGGCGCATAGCCGTAGGCCGCCGAGGTGAAAGAGACGGCACTCTTAGCTAGTAGCATCCCTGAGGGACTTAGGCCGGATGTCACATATTTCTCGGTTGCTGTGACCGAAAACGAAAGGGTTCCGTCTGTGCCTGTGAAGGAAGCCCCATGTGCATGAGAAGGTAGATTGTCTTCAGTAAATGTGACAATGCTGGACCCGTAATAGTTGTCGTTGAGGTAACCTGGTATATAGCTCCCTAAGACAGCTCTCCCCGTCAAATCTGGAAGTCCGAAGGTAGTCGAGCCATCGCCACCGAAGCGTGAGCCTAAAAATGTGCCAAGTGCAGAGTAATCCGCTGTATTCAGTATTTGACCACGGCAGGCCAGCCAGCCAGATGGGATTACTGTCCCTGTGAAAGTTCGGACCTCTCCTATAAATTTATTGCTCATTTTCCTATGGGGTGGCTCCGTCGATGCAGATATAGTATGCCATGGCTAAAGAAGCTGGAATCGTCTCAAACGCTGTTCCGCTCCCTGTTGCAGCGAGAGTAACTATCCCGGCGGCTGGAGTTGACGCGGAAGCGATTGGCCCCAGGAAGTTATTAGCTATAGGCGTCGATCCAACCGCAGCATAAGTTTCGATAAAGGCGATTGACTGGGCTAGATAATTTCCCAACCTTGGGGTCTCAGTTGCGGATGCGTTCGCTACTGCAATAGTCACCCCGAGCGCAGTTGCCCCTGTCGGTTCGAATGAGGCCGTGTGCGTATGTTCAGGGAGGTTGTCCGCTGTCAAAGTCTTTGATTCGGAGCCTCCAGATTGCCCTAAAACGCAAGTCCTCCCGTCGTCTGCCAGTCCACTTCCGAATGGGATACATCCTTGCATGTTCGGCACGGCAAACGTTGTTGTGCCGTCGCCGCCGAACGCTGCCCCAATGACTGCGGATAGTTTCGGATAGCTGGAAATATTTAGTACGCTTCCGTCGCAGATTACCCAATCGGAAGGAGGAGCGAAAAGAAATGGGCGAACTTCGCCTGTGAAAGCGTTCATTGGTAGTTATGCAGTTGGTACGATCCCTCGAAACGCGATAACGTACTGAATAAAGCATGACGGAGGCAGCACGGATACAGGAGAGGGATTAGCACCACCGTTAGCTGTAACGGTGATAGTTCCCGACGCATTGCCGGAAGCATTCACGCCCGCGAGATAGTTGTCTGCTACCGGACTTGTGGTAGTAGAAAGCTGGACTACCCCTGTTTTTATCATTGGGGCCAAGTACGAATTCGTCGGCAGGTTGGCGGTTCCAGCTACATCGTTAACTGCAATTTTCGCTGCCATCACCGCTGCTTGCGTAAGCTCGAACGCCGCCGTGTGAGCGTGTGACGGCAGGTTATCCGTTGTAAGCGTAACCGCTGCCGCGCCGCCTCTGGTTCCAACAGCGAATCCGCTGCCGCTGCCGCTGCCGATCACCATGCGACCGGCCATGTTCGGCACGGCAAAAGTCGTCTCTCCGTCGCCGCCGTAGGTCACCCCCAGCACCGCGAACAGTTCGGGGTACAGAGTCACTGAATACAGCCCACCGTCGCACGCTAGAAATCCGTACGGAACCTTGGCAAATGCGACCATACGGACTTCTCCCACGATAGTATTCACGGCCGAACCTGCCCTTCCCAGGGAAGCAATGAAGGCAGGATTACGGAGCGAGAAAGCATGCATCACGCAAACTCCTTCCAAGCGACTGCCACGTCGGCATCGGTCGATCCGATGCAATACATCGAGAGCACTCCCGATTTGCTCGCGTTGAACGATGTAGGTTTATCGCCAAGCCATTTCCAAGCGGCTGGGAATGTTGGCGTGCGCGCTGCGGCATCGCAGGCAATGATAACAGTCAATTCACGTGTCGCCGACTTCCCGCTTGTGGTAAACGTAACGTCGCCCGTCAAAGCGAGTGTCTTGACGGAAGCTTCAACAGCGAAGGCGAGATCCACCGTTGCAGCGTAGGCCAACGATGCCTGTGTCGTGAGCTGCGGAATATCTGCGGGCAATAGATCGCTCGCTGAAATACCACCGTCGCTTCCGAGAATAAAAACCTTACGTTGTGCGCACATGGTGAGAGTTATGCCAGCGTGATTGGCATTCCGGGGTAAGAGGCAATTGTGGTGGCGCTCATTGCCGTACCTAAACTCTGAACAATATTTCCAGAAGAGGAAGGCGCGGTTGCAGTGGGGGTTCCGGGAGTGGTCGCAGACAGAAAATAATCCGTGCCTAGGGTTAGTGCCGACTGCCCGGAGCACATGCCCTCGAAATATACTATATTAGCTGCGGGTGACGTTGATGCGGCTAGAACAAAACCATGCGCTTTCTTTCCAACCGCGGTCGCGTCCGCCTTACGCGCCGTGAGCGTCCCCACATTGAAGTATACGTTTACGAAGTTGCCGCTCGAAAGGTTCTCCGATGTCGGCATCGAGAGCGACTTAATGTCGGTACCTGTCGGCATCATCGTAACATCGATCTGACCGGACGAGTTGGTTTTTACGATGAGCCCGGCACTGCTCGCACCAGCGCTCGTATCAATAGGGGCACCGTTCGGCATCAGAGATCCGTCAAGGTGGCCTGTTGTATCGGTGGCAACGGGCTTGTTTGCGTCGGAAGTGCCAGTTGTAGATAAGAGGAAAAACACCTCGGAAATTACACCCGAAATGTTGCGGAGGAATTTTGCAGTAGAATTAGCCATGATATTGTAGCTGTTTAATGGTTACGTAGTTAGGAAAATCGGATCAGAAATCGAGACGACGAGGCTGTCTGGAGCAGAGGCGACCCCGAGGGATTGGGAAATACCTACCACCGGAGGCGTGCCCGTCACTTGGCCGTATTCGCCGAGCCAGTAAGGCATCGACGTGAGGAGGCCGCTCAGGCCGTTGAGCACGCCCGAGCCATAGACAGCCACGGATCCGCCTGCCGATGTTGCCTGGCGAACAAAGCCGTTTGCGGGCCGATTCTGCGAGGCGCTGGCAGGCACAAGACCGCATGGGCCGAAGTGCACAAAGCTACTGGAGGCGACGGACTCAGCGACGAAGGCGACGGTGAGAGGAATCAGGCCGAGCTCAGGAAAAGGAGGAAGAGTAGCTGACTGCGGAGTCTCAAATCCGCGATACACAGGATTCTCCAGAACGACATCGAGCCTTTTGCTCTTTGCTATTTCCCTTGGGATCGCGATATCGCAGGAAATTTCCGCCATCAGCGGGACGTTGACTAGATCACGCTGAACCTCCGCGTCGATACTAAGAGCCTCTCTGAGCGCATCACCATCAAGCACAAGGTTCGTTGTCCACTTGGCTGCAGCTCCAACCCCGATCTTGGTGAACGCTGCCGTCAGTGCCAACGGAGGGTCCTGATCATATTCTCCAACCAACTTGAGACAAAATATCAGCGTGGGGACTCCCGGATCGGTGGCTACTCCTTTTCGAGTGAGCGATACAGAGATAGGAATAACCTCCCCAAGCCGAAAATATAGTGGAGAGACAGGCTTTACGATTCTGGAGACAAGATCGAAGGTGAGGTCCATGCCTACCAACGGCGCGTGTCAAACACGCGGCGTTGGAGCTGGTAGCTATTAGCTGGTAGCTGGTAGCTTCTGAGGATCGGAACTAACAGCTAAAAGCTAGTAGCTAATAGCTCATTTCACCGTGATAATCGCTTTGTCGCCCTTGATCTCGGCGGTGCCTCGAAGTTGCTGACCGGGGATAATTACGTCAGGGAGTATAACAATTATTTCAATGTTCCGTAGGGCGTTGAGAACGCGGAGGGCTTCCCTGGCGGCGGCGGGGACAAGGGGGGAGTCAGGGAGTTTGATTTCGGAGGGCATCGGCGTTGGAAGCTGGTAGCTATTAGCTTGTAGCTGGTAGTTTCTGAGTTCTGGAGCTAAGAGCTAGAAGCTAAAAGCTTTTCAGGCCCTCGGGATGAGAAGATCCACCTTGGTTCTGCGCTTGATCGATCCTCGGTAGTCATCCAGCGCACTGTCGGACTGCGTGACGTAGGTGGCACCGGTCACGACTGCATCGAGATACCGCGCATCCGAGAGCGGGACGGAAGTCTGTGGAATGTCATCCTCAGTGGTGATACCCAGGGTGACGCCTGGCATATAGTAAGTGTCCGTGCTCTTCGTGCGGTGCTCGGTCGATCCCGGGGCGTAGGCGCCTTGGTATTTTCCACCCTCACTGATGGCCGTATTCGTCGACCATGGGGCATTGGCGGGGTTCACGCTAACCTGAGTCGGGCTGATGATCGCAAAGTCGAGGCGTGAGAAGGAGTAGGCCGTCCCCTGCTTCACGTAGATCTTATCACCGCTCGTGAGTGCATGGGGCGCGGCGAAGGTGATCAGACGGGAGGACTGAGCGCCTGTGAACTTGATATACTGCTGCCGGCCATTAGTACCATCGACGGGCGTGCAGGTGACACCGGAAGGCGTGGGGGTGAGCGAGGAGGTTCCGACGAAGGTTTCTGCGGTGAAGGAGATGACGAAGGAGATCGTGGCGCCACTGTCCCAGCCGGTGCCCGTCACGGTCGCATTGCCGCGCTTCTGGACCTCGGTGAGGGCGTTGATAGCGGTCTGAATCGTGGATATGCCAGAGGCGTAAGAAATGCCACTGGTAGTTTGCCCGAAGAGCGTGACCGGATAGGTGCCGCCGGTGAAAGATGGAGCCGGGGTTAGAACGGCTTCGGCGGTGGCGGTTCCGCTTGAATAGGTAATCGTCGGCTGCGAGGTATATCCTGACCCCGGATTCGTGAGCGTGAGCGAGGTAACTGTAAGTCCTGCGAGCGCGGCGGTATAGACGACGCCACTGCCCCCGCCGCCCGAGAATGAGACGGTCGGGGCTGATGTGTATCCAGATCCTGGATTTGTGAGCGTAACTGAGTAAATCGAGCCGGTTGATTTGGTGCCGCTCAGCGTTGCATAGCCGGTGCCTCCCGTGCCCGACTCTCCGTTGACCCCGTAAAATTCGAGGGCGTTGGGAAGCCTCAGGTTGTCGATCGTGCTATTAGAGCCCCACGCCACAGAGGTAATCGAGCCTCCGGAAACGCTAATATAGGCATAGAGCGAGTTAGATATCTCCTGACCGCCCGAGGTGCGGATGCGGATGTTGTAATTCGCACCGTTTGCGTAGCCCGAGCCGCCCGTGGTAATCGCGATGGCTCCACCCGAGGAGCCGCGCTGAATGAAGAACATTGCGTTGGCAGTCGCCGTAGCTCCGCTGCCGTCGCCCGTGAGCGTGACGGTCGGGGCTGATGTGTAGCCGCTACCGTAATTACCACCACTCACAGAGATTGAGGCTACACCAGCGCTACAATTTACCGTAGCCGTAGCTCCGCTGCCCCCGCCTCCGCTAATGGTCACTGTCGGCGCACCGGATGGATAATATCCTCCGCTCGTCACATTCAGACTGGCCAGCGGATAAGTGCTGGAGGTTGTCAGCGTGATGGTTTGCTGGAAGCCGTTACGCTCCGAGACGACGCTTGAAGTGATCGATCCGACAGAGGTGAGCGAGGCCGTGCTCGTGGTAGCTGCAGCGAGATCGTTTAATGTGGCGAGGTATCCGAGCGCATCGTTATAGGCGCCAGTCACGGTGGCGAGGCTGCCGAAGTCAGAGATCTTTGAGACGGCATTGAGAGCGGTCTTGAGATTAGCGGAGCTGACGGCGTAGGCGACCGATGCGCTATCTACGGAGCGAAAACCTACCTTGGCAGTGCCTCCGGTAGGATTGTTGGCAACACCTTGATCAGAGGCCACGGTGAGGCGTCTGTGGGCCAGGTACTGCTCCTGGTCTGGATCGGGCTGGTAGAAGAGGCCGGCATTACCGAGCGCCGTAGTGCCGTAGTTGCGGCACTGACGCAGCACCTCGACCTTGAGCGTGCCGCTAGGGAGATCGACCGCGGGGCTGCCTGTGTTGGTGAGCGTAATAGTCGCTGTGTCGGCTGCGGTGATCGTCCCGGAGACCGTGAACGGATTGCTACCAATGCTGCTCAGGCTGGCGATGACTGTATCACCGATAACCGAGCCATCGATCGTGACGATGAGAGTCGTGGTGCCATTCGATCCGTTGACGGATGGCGGGTCCCATGTAGTGCTAAGCGTGAGCACCGCTGCGCCAGGGACTGAGGGACGAGAATAGAGAGTGAAGTTGCTGCGAGTATGTTGGAGCGGAACGTTGCCGTAGGTGCGAGAGAAAGTCCCGATGCGACCGCGCACAATTTCGAGCTTGGTTTCTTCAAGGAGATAGTGACCAGGATCAAGCGGGTCCTCGGTGCCGACAGCGGTGGGGGTGAAGCAGTCGATCCACACCTCATACATGCGGGAATAAACGCAGGTCGTGATATCTCCGTAGGCTTGGAAAGGATAATCCTTGGGGGCCTGGGAGATCGGGATCGGCGTGCTCCGGTCGTTGTCAACGTAGGTGTATGGGAGAGGGAAGGCCATGGCTAGTTTGTTGAGAGCCCCGCACCGTTTTTCAGACGATTATTGATCTGTTCGAGAAGGGATGTCTGCTGCTGCGCGTTACGACTATCAGAGCTCGTCGCCGTAGAATACTGCACGCCTCGATCGAAGTCTGCGACGGTTCCAGTCCAGTGCTGGAACGCGGCATCCTCGCTTCCGTACTGGTTGACAAGTGCCTGCACGCGGTTGCGGAGATCTAGTTCCTGCTGAGCCTTGAATAGCTCAGCCTTGGTGATCGATACCATCGAGCTATCTACGGTGCCTTCCGCGAATTCATGGGTCCGGATCGTCGATTGATACTGCGCTTCAAAAAGTTGATCTTGGAGATTCTTCACAACAGCTTCCAGTGATCGGGTGCTTTGAGCGTCATAAGCCTGTCCTTTTATCTTGTAGATAATGCTAAGCTGCTGGTTTAGCTGATCGTTCTGGTTTCTAATTTCTGCGGTTTGTCCAACAAGAACCGCCAAGCGGGCCTTCTCTGCCGGTGTGATATATCCTCCTACCAGTTTCTGTGTTAGTATCTGGACCTCAGCCAACTCCTTCGCCTCAGTCGTTTCACCCTTGAGAAGCTTTAATTTTTCCTTCTCAACATCGCTCAGATTCTCTGCTCCTTTCAGCAGTAGCTTGGCGATCTCGACATCGTTCGACTTGAGATCCTTTTGCGTCTTGAGAGCGTCGTTCCTCAACTGCTCCTGACGCGTGATGTAGAAAGCATGCTCTTTGCTCGATGCATCAGAACCAGCGATCAAATCCTTGAGCATTGCCTGCTCTTTTATGATTTCCTTCAGCTTCTGCTGAAGGCTCATGTCCTCGCGCTTTCGATCAAGTTCCTTGGAGTAATTCTCTGCGTCCTTGACCGCTAACTCTTGCAGCGTCTTCTTTTCCGCAACCTCGGCTTTGGTTAGTTCAAGCTGACGTGACTTTAGTTGCGCCGTGTAATACTCGGTGTCCGATGCGTTGAGAACTTTGGCATTCAGAAGGCTTTGAATGTCTTTGATTTCGCGAGCGATGATCACTTGGCGCTCCTCGACGGTAATCTGCTCAAGCTTCGCTGCTCGCATTTCTTCGTTGGCTTTTCTCTGTTCGGATATCGTCTTCTGATAGAGAGCCAGACTGGCTTCGTCATATTGTTGCCGAGCCTTTGCGGCTTCGAGCTCGAGCTTCCGAGACTCAAGTGCCTTTCCTGAAGCAAGCTCCTGTTTTGCGCGAATTTCAGTGAGTTGATTGGCGAGAAAGTTGACGCGTTCCTGATCCGTGAGAGATTTGAGAATAGTCTCTTTCTTTTTCTCCTCTATGTCTTTGAGCTGAGCCGAGATTTCGGTGAAGTCCTTCTCGTGTTTCTTAGCTTCGGCAAGCGCGGCCTCAGCCTTGCGGGCGGCCTTCTCGGTGGCATTGAGCGCCGATTCAGATTTGGAAAACTCCTCTGAAGAACCCGTCCAGAAGGCCCATGCTGCCTTTGCAGCAGTTCCCGTAATCTCGCCAATCTGGTTGAACATACCAACAGTCTTTGTAGCGAACTCCTGACCTGTCTTCTTCGCCCCATCGAGCGAATCACCAAAGCGACGAACAGCGGCGGCGTTTTCGTCATTTATGTCTTTACTCGCCCGCGCACCCTCTATGGCCGTGCTAAAAAACCCAGTGACCGCAGCGACGACTCCACCAGCCATCATCACGTCTTTGATATCGCTGAAGCTTTTCTTTATTCCCTTAACGTCAGTCACGACACCATCTGCCTTCTGCTTAAAGGATGATGTATTCAGACCAAGCGTGGATTCGATTCCAATGGTTGGCATGCTACTTTCGGTTTGCGGGTGTTAAGAACGCAGCAGAGGGGTCTATCACATCTTCACCGTGCACGATGTTGCTCTGGCGGATCACCTGGAGAAGAGCGGCGATGGGCATGTCGATCGTCTGCGCTGGCGGGGAATTGTAGTCCCGCCAGAAGCGCTCGATGATGGAGTCCATCCAATAGACTCGCGGGCGCAGCGGCTTGATTATCTCATCCTCTCTTTTGTCGACGGCAGGCAGATCCTGGTGCTGGCTGGAAAGCCATGCTTGGATTTCAGCTTCTGCGGCAAACAGATCGAGAGTGGCAACGTGGCGCTCAAGGAGATGATAGTATCTCGCCGAGCGATAGCTCCCAAGATAGGCACAGCGGACAAGGACAATGAGCGGGTGAAATCCGATCCGTTGGGCTTTCCGAAGAAGATCAATCAGCTTGGGAATGGCGGCATAGCGATATGCGGGGGACAAGCGCCATAGCAGATCGAAGACATCAGCCAGGAGTGGCTTCTTTCCTGCGAAGAACGCGTTTCCCGAGAAGCTGAGCTCGAGTATATGCCTTGGGGTCAGCAGTTGCACCAAAGCGCCGCAAAGAGGGACAGGTACGCCAAGCCACGCCACGGCGCGATTACGCTGCTCCTTGGCTAGAGCTTCAGTGAAGGCGGCAGGGAGCGTCATGGTGGATTGGCTATGAAGAGGGAAGCCCTGGGCACGGCCATCCGTCACCCAGGGCGAACACTAGCATCAGCAGAGTAAAACTAGGAGGCGGTGACAGTAAGCTTGATCCAGGCAATACCCTTGAACGACTTGCCATCGAGCGTATCTGTGCAGGTGACCTTGATGTTCGATACGCCTGCCGCTGTCGGGGTGCCTGTGATCGATCCGGTTGAAGATGAAATGGTAACGCCAGTAGGGAGAGACTCAGCAGAGTAAACGACCGTGGCTCCGGCGCGGGTGTTGACGGCAGCGGCGTTAATCGCCGTCATCGCAGCATTCGCGACCGTGCTGACTTCGATGTATTGGCCTTTCTCCGACAAAAGATTGGCGAGTACCGGGGCCACACACTTTTTGAGAGGCAGAGTGACACGTACCACCTTGGCTTTCTCACGCTTGTTTCCGACCTTGCCGCTGATCACATAGTAGAGATTACGGATGGTCATGATGTAGGTTGGGAGCGGGATCGGATCATTGTAGGCGTCGAGCTGGATCGTGAGATTCCCCTCGTTGGCGGCCACATGGGTCGAGGAACCACTATGCTCACCGTCCGGAGTCGAGCTTTCGGAATGCACAGCTCCGAAGCCGAGGTCATCGTCAACGTAGGTGTATGCCCTCGGGACAGAGGCCACCTTGAGATTGAGACAGGAAATATCGAAGGACGGGCAGAGGGACTGGTTGTCAACGTATGACGGGGTCGTCGGTATGGTGTCTTCTGACATGGTGTGAAGTGAGTTAGTAGCTCGTAGCTTTTAGCTTGGAGGAATACCATTGAAGCCGTGTCAAAGTGTCATCTCGTCGGACCAGGCATTCTTGCAGATCTCGAAGATGAGCTGGAAGGTGAGATCGGCAGAGATGCGATACCCGTTGGTTCCATAAGATAGCCCTCGCGGCTCGATTGAGATGACGCGTAGCCACGGGAGATTTGCCGCGGTAAAGGGCGAAGCGGACTCAGTAAAGGTCACGGAGGTCTTCCCAATAATCGCATCAAACAGGTTACCGAGAGCATCCGAGCCTTGAGGTATGTTATCACTGAATGGGATCTGCTGGCTGACGACGAGGGTGCCATTAAAGATGGTGTATTCCTCCTTTCCTTTCCATGGGCCGGCGGGGATGGTTGTTCGAGTAATTCCGGGGCCGCGGGCGAAACGAGCAACTGTCTGGGTATCGGAGAGCGCAGTGTTGTCTCCCGAGATGGCGACCTTGAAAGGGCCAGCGGAAGCAAGGACGGCGCGGGCGGCAGAGGCGATCTGCGCCTCGAATTTAAAAAGCGCGATGATAGATGGGGCGGACATGATTAGTTATAGGAAACGTTTAAGATTCCCGGGTAGGCATTGAGTATTTTTTCGATGGAATCGAAGACTCCGAGGGAGACATTTTTCTCATAAAACTTCACGCGGCCATTGATCGCTCCAACGAGGATGCTATCGAGGCCGTGTTGCTGGATCTTCGGAAATCCGTTGATGAGCGTGACGAGGTAGCTCTGAGCGGCTCCAACCTCGCTAGACATACCGTTCTGGTAGGTTTGACCCTTGGGCCCTATAGCGGCGCGTGCCTTGGCAATCGCGGCCGGTGAGGCTCCGCCGCCAGGGACGGACTCAAGATCGATGCCGAGAGAGTCTGCGATCTGGACCCACGACTGCCGGGCTATGCCGATGGATTTTAAAGCGCGAGGAACACGGCGTTGCGAGTCACTCTTAAAGGCTGCGATTGCCTCCTGGATATCGATCCAGTCGCCATCCTTAAAGTGGAGCCATAGAGGGGCAAAGCCTGCGGCATGAGTTTGCTGGAGCTGTTTCCAGCCATCTGCTCCGCTCGAATGCCTGTCAGTATCGAACGATTTATCTGCGCGTCCTGACGAATGACTTCCAAGACGCCTCCATACTCGACCGTAGCTACTATCCACTTTGGCCCCCGCAGTGATGCTGACAGGGGAGTTTTGCGTCGATGTGAGCTCTAGCGACCAGAGTGTGCGTACTCGCTCACGGCTCGTCACGACGGGTTCGGTCGAAACCTTCGTCCGCCCCGCGCAAGTCTTCAGAATCGAGCCAACCTCAGAGCGGATAGCGGTGCGCACTGGATCTGAACCGACGATGGCACCGCTGGCAGCGAGTGCTTTAATGGCATTCTCAAAACCGACAGAGTTAAACTCGACGTCGATATCATCCATGACTCACAAGCGCTGACGGCTGAGCGCGAGTTTGATCTGGCCTGGTGCTGCGGCTGCAGGGCGTGTCTGGATGACATAGAAGGTCTCCTGAGTCGGAAGGTAGACAAGACTGCTGGAGATCGATGGGAGCGTCGTAAAATCGGAAGCGAGTATGGTTGCGACGGCCTCTGCGCCTTCGACGAATCCCTCTGGCTGATACGTGCGACTCATCGTCATGCTGGACCACGGAACGCGGAGCTCTTCACCAGTGGGGAAGCGGACGTTTGGACGCGTCGAATCCTCCTCATCCTGAGTGCTCCCGAAGAGTTTGGCGGTTGCGCGGTAAGTCTGGTTGGAGAATCTGCGCAGTTGGTCGGGGCTCATGTCTGAGCGGTTTTGTCAAAGCAAAGACCCCGACCGGAGCGAGCGGTCGGGGTCACATGGGAGCAACCTAGGGACTGAGCGGACAGGGGAGATTAGAAGAGAAGTTCGAGCGTGGTTGATACGCCAGTGTTGTCGCCACCAGCAGTCAGCACCGCTTGGTTGATAGCGATGTAGCGACGAACCGTGGGCGGAAGTTTGACTGTGCGTGAAGTGGCAGCGGCACCATTACCAGTGCCACCCGTGATCACCAGCGAAGAGAGCTCGGCGATGTCGGCAAAGTCGGTGTTGTTGGCGCTGTCCTGAAACTTGATCGTGACGGTCTTGGCCTCGACCAGAGCAGGGAGAGCGGGGACGCTAACCTTAACGTCGAATTCCTCGACTGCGAGACCGGGGCTTGTGACACCGAGATCGATGGAAGCGCTGGTGTTATTGGCAGCAGCTGCGGGAAGTGCTTTCGTGACTGCGGCGGGGGAAGCCCCACGGAGAGAACGGAGAGTGGACATGGCGAGAAGCAATAAAAGTGAGTGTGTGAGTTATTGAGTGGCTTATTACGAAGGAAGGCCGACAGGACTTGGTGTCCTATCGGCCTGAAAGATCAAAGCGTGAGTGCCTCCACGTTCGAGATGGAATCCGTCTCGACGATTGGAATACCTGCGACATCGGTAGGCCACGGGGTATTGGTGGAACCACCGAGATTGCCGGTGCGAGAGTCGCGCAGCTGACGGACCGAGCGCTTCGTCATGAAGCAAACATCGGGACGCATACCGACAGGGAACTTCTCGATTGCCTTGTAGCCAAGGCTATCGGTCATACCCTTGCCAGAGTCTTCGGTCAGCTTCTTGATGCGCACTGCGGCATCAATGTCGTTGAGCTGGACACCGACAGCTGAAGCGAGATCGTTTGTCCATGCATCGGCGAGTGCACCGGTGGTTGTGTTGGTGATGATCTGCTGGAGAATCCACTCGCGCAGAGCAAAGACGCGCTCTTCACCGAACACAAGGGAGACAAGACCGTCCTCCTCGTTACCGAACTTGACGAACCAGGCAGAGGAACCAGTCGAGGCAGTGGTGCCACCGGCATCAACCACCTTGTTTGTCGAATCGTAGAGATCGATCAGGCCAGGGGTGGAGTCTGTGGAGCCACCAAGGGAGGTGGCACCGTAGTAGAATGCGCGACCGATCTTTTCCATGGCACCCTTCATCGCGCCAGAGGCAGCGAGAGCGAGAGCGTAGGCTTGTCCCTTGCGGTGCGAGCGGACCACATCGGCCATCTCGCGAAGGGGATTCGAGTAGCTGAAGCACTCGACGATCTTGGTGTCATACTCACTCTTTCCAGGAACCACGCCACCACCGAGCGGCTTGAAACCACCCTCGGGGACGTTCAGCCTGACATTGGTCTTGAATGCGAGACCCTTGATCATGAAGGCAGGAACGCGAGAAAGCTCAGGGGCCACGTTCTTGTTTTTCTCAACAAGCCCGGCCATCTCATCGGAGGCATTGAGCTTGGCAATATCGAGTGCGGTGAATCCAGCCATGGTGGTATCTTTTTTTGAGTTGGACTAAAGAAAATCAGTTGATGCCAAGCTTCGTGCGATACGAAGCGGCTACGGCATCGAGACCAGCGAGATTGAGAGCGGCTGGCTTGGTCGGATCGTTTGTGATCTCCGACTCCGGAAATTCAGCGAGGCCATGCTTGGCGAGATGATCGCAAGCCTTCACGGAGATCGCGTCGGAAAATGCTTTCGCGAAGTCCTCAGGCTTTGTCTCGGCTGTGATCTTGATCTTAGCAGCAGAGGCGGCGGAAATCAGCGCGGTGGAGAAGGCTTCGGCTGTCGTTGCCTTAGAGTTTGCCGCTTCGAGCAGTGCCTTGGTGGCTGCGTGCTCAGTGGTCGCTGTCGTCAGTTGCGCTTGCAGCGCCTCGATCTGCTTTCCCGCGATGCCTTCGATGGAGGTCTTGAGCGCATTCGGATCGTTGGCGGCGAGCAACTCCTCAACAGAAATCCCAGCAGTGCTGAGCAATGTGGTCAGTTGCGCGAGTTGCGAAGCAGCGGCGAAGATTTTTAAAGCCATAGTATGCGAGAATGTAACCTTGCCGCCGTGTCAAATATCAGCCGCCGAGTTCGCTGATCAGCGTAGCGAGATCAGGAATGACTTCATCGACCAAGCCTGCGGCTTTCGCATCAGTGCCCATGAGTGACTGGCCCTGCATGGCGGGCTCAGGAACTCCAGGGCGATCAATGAGCACAGCGGACTTGAACTGCTGCCAGAGGCTGTCGACCTCGGCCTGCCAGGCAGTGCGGGTTTCGTCTGAGAGCGATGATCCTTCGATCCCCTCACCCTTTCGAGCACCAGCCTTGATCAGTTCAAGCTTGAGACCTTCCTTTGCATACATTTCCGAGCAATCGAGCCAGGCCATATAGACTCCGATGCTGCCAACGTCGGAAGATCCAGCGGCGAACACGCCACTGCATGCGGAAGCGAGCCAGTAGGCTGCGCTACACATCATCGTCGTGGTGTAGGCGTAGATCGGTTTCTCCTTTGTCCAAGAGCGGATCTTGTCGGCTAGTTCAGGAACACCAGTGACGCTGCCGCCTGGTGAATCGAAATAGAGAACGATGGATTTCACCAACGGATCAGCGACCGCGTTGCGAATGTCGGCTTCAACCGAGTCGAGATCGCACCCGCCGCACTCCGTCTCCATGGAATCAAGGCGCTTTCCAATGATGCCTGAGATTTCAACCACGCCAACTGTGCTTCGTGTAGCTGAGCCACCTAGCAGGCCCTGGAGCCTCGGGGCTTGAATGGCCGGAGCAAGGGCGTGTGATTGAGTGAGTCGCGATTGAAGGAGATCACGGATCGAGACGATCACGGACTCTTTAGCAGCCCACTTAGTGGAGCGAAGAGCGGAGATGATGTGTGCGTAGCGCATGAGGAAATTATTTTACTAAATATTTAAGGCGTAGTTTGTTTGTCGTTACTGGCTGGTGTCTGTTGATCTGGCAGTTGAAGCGTGAGACCTGGCTGGTTGAGAGTTCCGAGCGAGCCAGGAGGAAGAGAAAACTCATCCTCGATATCCTTCTTCGTCTTGAGGTATTCAGCCTGTTCACGCAGCACCTCTTCGGCAGTACGACCCCAGCGACCGATGATAGCTGGGTTTGTGTCTGTACCAGCGCGGATATTATTGAGATCAGCCTGAGAGGATCGGCCACCGTCAACAGTGAAATCAGCGGGAGGAATATATCCGAACTGCAACCACTCGGGATGCTCAGGAATTTCACCGATTTGCGTGAGGCATGCGATCACATAAGCCTCTACGAACATGACAAACGGCACAAGGGCACCCCAGCGCCCAAAGATAGCAGTGTTGATTTGATCCTGAAAGCCACGGGTGGCAGCGCCTGCGAGCGTGGCTGGGTCCATCATCTCGTAGCGCCACCCCATCCCGTAAAAGGCACCGGATACCAGAGTCTGATCAAACTTCTGAACAGAATCTCCCGGCGTGTTATCCTGATGTGCCTTCACAGAACCACCGCCAGATTTCACGTAGCGAATCATGCCCTTTGCGAGCATGGTGACCGTGGCACTAATCTGTCTGCCGTTCTGGTCGACCGTTGTTTTTCCTTGGCGGACGGCGTCGCGTGCTGCATCCGCAGGAGCTTTTCCATCTTCCGTCTCCTCGATAAGAGTCACCGCGGCGTTGATCTTTGCCTTAGTTTTCTGGAAGCTCCTGGTCTCCTTCACGTCGTACCAGTCGAGGATGGCAGATGCGAGAGCAGGAAACGGCCTTCCATCAGAGAACCAGCGAGGATCAGCGACGTGAATCATGTCGCGAGCTGAGATATCCTTGTCATCGTCGGAAGTTGCCGCGAGCACGCGGTACGCGACCTCGCGGCCAAGGCCGTTGTAGATGATACCATTCAGTATTCTGAGTCCTTTATAGGTTCCTGAATCGACCTGAGTTTCACCATATCGGCATCCAATACGATGAGCTTCAAGGCACTGAATCTGTGGATATCCTGAGGCTGTTTTCCCGAGAAGGATGAAGATTGATCCATCGATATCCAGGAGCATGCATGCGATCTCCCATCCCTTGTTCCAGGAGAACATCCGTCCTCGGACGTTGATGACCTTGTGAGCGTTGATCGTGGCTGCGCGAGCGATCTTCGCATAGACTTTGTCTGATCCGGAAAAATGAGGAGAGAATCCAGCCTGGCAGACATAGTCAGCCTTCTGCTTCACGGCACCACCTACCACAGAGAAAGTGCTCGCGATGTAGCGAGAGTCGGAGAGTAAAGCCCTGTGCTTCACTCGGCTGAGCAGCAAAGCAATGTCGTTTGCGATATCAGGACGCGACAGGCGGGTGCCGTCCTCATCTGAGGATTCGTAAATGTTTGCGCTGCTTTGATAAACCGCAGTGCGTCCGAAGGAGTCGAGAAGTTGTTGAGCCATGGTCAGGAAAATCTTGCGACGGCCATGGACGTGCGCTGTGTCGGAGCTGCTGGATCTATCTCAGCGAGGAGTCGTTCGACAGCCACAAGCAGCATGTGGCGAGGACAAGTGATCGCGCCTGATGCCGAGCCACCGTCGAATCCGTGAGAGGTGATCGTGACTGAGTCCTCAGTCGTTTCCTTCCATGCCTTCTCTGCCAGAGCCCTGAGACCGGGAATGTTGTTCGTAAAATTCCTTCGGAGATAGAGCTCTAAGGCTTCTTTGAGTTCGGCATCGGCCATGCCTGACCGCTCTTGTCAAAAAAACAGCGCCCCCGCATGCTTAGCGGGAGCGCTGCCCCAATGAATAAAACCAAGTAACCATCACTGCGCTGGTGTCAAAATTCCCTTGGCTTTCTCAGCATCCTCACGCGCTTTCTCTTCCGCCTTCTCATCTTCGATTACCGGTCGGACATATTCGAAGCAGGCGATGGCATACTTCACCGCGTCTCCAAAGTCGTTTCTGTGGCCTTCCACGTTTTTCCAGATGCCGTCTGCTCCAAGACGCTCGCCACAGAGTTCTGAGATGATTGCTCGCAGCATGGCGTCGAAGGGTCCACCGCCTGGGATGTGCAGCCTCTGAGGCAAGCCTAAGGCCTCCAGCGAAGGGCCCCTGCCCTGGGCATGGGCAACCACGGCAGCCTTGATCTCGCGGATGCGGTTGATCTGTCCAAGGTAGATCCTCCGCTTGAGAAGCGAGTCCGACACGAAATAGATATCAAGCGGTCTCATGCGGTGCATCACCGACTTCCCTTTCCAGACGAGCTGCTTGAGCGTGGCCTCGCGACGACCGAAGCACGGGAGCAGTCGACGTCCAGAGGCAGCGAAGAGATCATAGACCTCTTCAGTGCGGTGACCGCCAGCATCGATGAAGCCGAGCTGAGGGATGAAGCTCTTCGATGGATCGGAGGAAAGTAGGATCGGAGTATCGAGCACCTCGATAAGCTCTGCTGGTGTGGTGGCGATTCCCCAGGAGCAGACAGCGCACTCACCGGAGAGCTTAACGGCCAGGACAACGTACTTCCAAAACGCATCCTGCGAGTCCCCACCTACGACAAGCAGATCAGGGACAAAGGGCGTGGTCCCCGGCTGATAGGGGCTGCGACATTCGAGGACATGCTCCTCGGAAACGTCAGCGGCTTTCTCCCGATAAGGCAGACCCATGTGATTATTGATGAAGTGCATCTCCTTCACCGGATCGCCCTGGGCCTGAACCCACATGCGGGCGAGCTTCCCCCATGTGAGTTTCGGATGCAGCGAATATAGATCTGAGATATGGCGGGAGCGCTTGCGAGGAACGTGGCGCGGGTTCGTTTTGAGCCAGCGGTCCGAGTTCATCATCGCCCGCTTGTCGATCTCGGACTCGCGGATCTGGCAACCGCTCACACACTCGGAGTAAGTCTCACTCTCGATCCGCTCCATGTCCCACTCTCCGGTCAGATCCTTGCAGTGGTCGTAGCGAAGGCGCCCCAAGCGTGACGGTGAATTCGAGAGCTTCGGAGAAGGAGCAGACTCTCCATCACGAAGTGGAGTCTCGATCCGGAGTTGATGAGTCGGTGAAGCGCCGTCGAAGCTAAGCTCCTGGTAGGTGCCGCACTGAGGACAGATCGCCAGGTAGCAGCTCAGAGTCCCACTGACGCACTCACGATGATGGACTGAGCCCCACTTACCAGCCTTCGAAAGCGTGAAGAGCTTTGCATCATCCACGTCTTCCTGCCGAGAGCGTGCGAGATCGTGAAGTGTTCCCTCTCCATCAATGCTCGAATTCACTTCGACCTCATCGAGGATGCAGCACCGCAGCCACTTGTTTCGGAAAATGCCAGCTGAGTAGGAGCCGGCCAGGTGTATCACCATCGACGTGAGGCGGATGATCTTCGATGCCATGTCATCGGGATCATCTGTGACCGCGTCCCTTGCTGCTGATTTCAGAGTGGGGATAAGTCGGTCACGCGATATTTTTTTTACTTCCTCCGCGCTGTCGATCGCGTAGAGCGCCTGCCCCGGGGAGTGCTCAGGCATGAAGCGCAGGATGTTGAGGCATGCCTCAGTGAAGCCTGAGCGGCTCGACTTGATGACGTGATCCTCATCCCAGTTCGGATCTGTGAATGTCTCCTGAAACTCCCGGGTCCAAGGCGTCAGCTCCGATCGATAGTTGCTTGCGGAGGAGCGGCTCTTCGAATCGAGAAAGACGGATTTGTCAGCCCATCGCCAAACCGACTCGACTGCCCGCAGCGGACGGAAGGATGGGAAAAGAACCTCGTCGATAAACCAAGAAAGCAGCCCTCGTGACTGAGGCTGCGGTGACTGGTCCGGTAAGACCCTGATATCAAGCTGCAGCTCGCTCTGCGGCATTGTGTGAAGTGAGGAAGCGAGTGGAGCGAAGCTGCGTGAACCACTCGTCTGCGAAGGCCAGGGCCTTTGCGCGATCGAGGTTGAATACCTCCATGAGTCGAGAGACCAGGGAGGAGCTCATTGAGGCCAGAACCGGTGTGACTTCGGAGGCGAGTTGAGTCCGCGATACCATCTCTCCGCTCTTCTTCTGGTTTTCGATGTGGGAGGTCTCAAGCTTCCGGAGACGCTCTACGGCGTGATCGACGCGGCGGGAGAGAAGCGTGAGCGTGGCCTCGTCGACGTTCTTGTCTTCAAGAGCTTTTTCGTAGGTCTTCTGATTGACTGCGATGACCTTACGCATTCGTGCCATCATCGATTCGAGGGTCATACCCTCGACATCGTCGACGGAGCCGATTGCCTGTCGGTAGTTCGGAGGTTCGGCAGCAGGCTTTGCATCATCCTGCTTTTTTTCTGTCGGCTTCTCAGGCACCTTTGCTGCACCGAGGATACGATCCGGAACGCGATGTTCGAAGTGGCGGGTCCACCAGCCGGCCATCGCCGCCGGATCATCGAGCGGAGGCATGTCATTCGCTGCGCGGCCTGTGGCGAGCCATCCCTTGATGGCCCTGACCGAGTAGCCATACACCGTGCAATAGTGCACCACAGGATACAGGCACCACGTCCGAGCCCTTGGCGCGGTCGGATTGGTAGGGTGCAAAACTAGCGGTTCATCGCTCACACCCATGCGCCCGTGTCAAAGGTGCACAAGGGGCAGGTTTAAAACCGGAGGCCGTGCATAAAAAGGCCCCAGGATTCGCGGTAGCTGTGCAGGGAGGGCAGTCGGGGCAAAAGATTCCTTACCGGGGCCCCGGCGGGCAGGCAGGAATAAAAAATTCCTTACCGGGAGTGCAAGATGTGTCGATCTAATGACAGACCTTTTAAAACTAACCGTCATTCGTAAGTTCCAATCTTCCAACGATAACTAATACCAATGACGGAATGACACCATTTCTTTTAAATTATACACGCACACACATACATGAAGGGCTGATAAATGGTGTCATGCCGTCACCTTTCTCGCTTCTCATAGGAGAGCGTGCGCCTTTTGTGTCAGATGTATGCCGTCACCTTACCGTCATTACCGTCACTGAGCCAACTCAGGATGCTTCTTGAGCGTGTAGGTTCTGCTCTTCCCTGTCCGTGTGAAGCGCACGACGTTCGAACCCCAGTGTTTTTCAGCAGACTTCAACTGCTGGCCTAGCCAGTTCGGCTTCGGGATCTCACGCTTTTCATCCATCCCCAGTTTTGAGTCAGGACCCTTAAGGAGTTTCTCAAGCGCGTCAGCCGTACCTGACCACTCATCCAAGTCTTTGTAGTTCAGTGGCTCATTCTCACCACTGATCAATTGACGGAACACAACCTCGGAGCGATGGATGAGTTGCCATAGTCGCACGTGGGGTGAGAACTGCTGAAGCTCACGCAGGATCTCGGGGTGCTGCCAGTCCTGGACGAACCAACGACCACCAAGAACCGATGACGGTGCGCTATACTCCTCTAACAAAAAATGGAGGAACGCGGGTAACTCGGCACGGATCGCATTCCAGAACGCCATGCGCTCATCCTCATTGCGCGTCGGCATCGGCATGGGCCAGCATGCACGCTCATCCTCGCTGGCATCAGACGCTGGGCGTGGCCTGCGATATGCCTTAACCATCAGAAGCTTGTCACGGATGTCATTATCAACAGGAGGCAGCACGATCAGACGCTCAGCCTCGAGGTTGACCAGGATCACTAGGCGCCATGTCGGATTGATCACGATCCCATCCCGATGCATGCCGCGCAACTTAACGTCAGCATTGGCTACGATCTTCTTGATCTGTGCACCGAAGGCCTTGCGGGATTCGATACGAGTGTCGGCATTCTCATCATCTATCAACAAAAGGGGCGCCTCAAATAGCTCACGATTGAAGTCATCCCGACCGATCATGAAGTCATAAGGTTTCGCCACACGGCCACCCGTGATCTCCCTGAGCATCATCGCAAAGAAAGTCTTACCACAGTCAGGCTCACCAGCCAGGCAGAGGCACAGGCCACGGGTCACGCGACCTGAGTACAGCGAATTAACTAAGTGCTGCAGCCAGCCGAGGATGCGATCGCGCTGATCGATATCCACACAGCCGGACTCTGTCTCGTCCGTGCCACAGAACATGCCAGACAGAACCTTGGCGATCAATGGCCAGTCACCCTTCTTGGACTTTATCAATCGAGGGATGCGTGTGACCAAGAGACGGTGGCCAGCCACCTCATGCACGCCGGCTCGATAGCCAGCCAAGGCACACGCAAACTCCACGCGCTTTGCCTGCTCGATATCACGGATCTTGCCATCGATAGGATTGATCATCTCACCCTCCTGAGGGTGAGCCTTGTCTCGTAAGCCACGTGCCTTCAACTCACGGCGAAGGGCGGACTCCTTCAGGGAGATCCACTCTTCCTCGTTGGACTTAAGCCAAAACATTCCTGACGCTTCATCGAAGCAGCACTCCGATTCGCCAGTGTCAGTCGACAGATCTGCAGTTAGGTCGCTCATAGCATTAGTACTCCGTGTCAATTCCAGGAACCGGAAGCCGACAGATACCCGAGCCCTTTTAACCATGCGGAAATGTCTTCCGTGCTCGGATGCCTAGCCTTCCAGTAATCGTTAAAATCTTTGCCATGCTCCTTGCGGACTCTCGACACGCGCACCTCGCGAACGTGAGCCGCCTTGAGCTTTTCAATGAAAGTCGGTGCAGGCGCTTCGCATGCACGTTGGGACTTCACCTCTGTCCATCTCGATCCGGCTGCGTCGTTGTCAGCCAGGACGAGCACATTGGGGCGATGCAGCATCAGCCATGTGCGCCAGTAGGCCAGGAAGACCTCCACACCCTCGACGCCACGCAGGCCCATCACCACGGCACCAGGAGGCCAGGCTAGATCATCATTGAGCCAACCAGCTGCGCCGGCAAAAGTGACGGCATCCCACTGACCCTCAGCCAAACAAAGGAACTTTGGAGCTGCAATCGAACCCATCACAAACGGAAGACCAGGCACACGTGAGCCCTCAGCGTCGGGCATGCGATCGAGTTCAGCGGCGACCATGTCACGCATGAAATCATTCTGGATTTTCTCAGATGCTGGAAGGTAAGGCACGTACACCCACGACTTGCGATCGGGAGTCTTCACGCCATCCGGTCCCATCTCGCCAGCCACAAAAAAGCGCTGATGATATCCAACATGGCGCAGATCGATGCGGCCTTTATCATCATAGGTCGGCATATCGACTCGGAATGCCTTCCCCCTCTTCGCCCATGCAACACCAGGATTCGCCCATGGCAGCCATGGCATGGAGATCAGACCCTCGGCATGCAGCCACTTCGCCCACATCTCAGGCCAGCCACGATCGGCAGCGATGGAGGCACAGCGTTTCTCATCCGACTGCATGTGCTTCCATCCTTCGAGATATCGACCGCGCACGACAGAAGACCAAGGCTGGATATCTCTGACCTTGGCAGTCGGCAGAAGGGCCAGGCGCCGAGCCTTCTCAAGCGCATCCTCAGCCTTCCACCTCTCCTGATTTTTCTCCTCACGTTTCAGCAGACGTTTAACTTCTGGCGGGAGCTTTTTCGGATCGATCTCACCGGATGCGATTGCCTTGGCTACGCTCTTGACGCGTACCGTGCGTGTGATCCCCGACCACTCAATCACGAGATCGGCCAGCTCCTTGCCGTCCTTTCCTGATGCGATCTGAGCAAACTTCCAGACACCGCCATGATCTCCATTCCCGTGATCCTTGAATCCATTCCCATGAAAGCAGATCGAGAATGATTTCTTTGCATCCTCACGTAGAGGTGATTTCACGAGCACATTCCCTTCCTTTGGCACGTTCGGAATGTTCAAGTGCCTCCAGACATCCTGAATGGTCAGGCGCTCGATGGCACGATTGAGATCATTGTCGGAGTCGAACACGTTCATTAACTCCCAGAAGTCGGATCCAGAAGATCCGGCCGGTTAGTTTTCACCCATGCGATAAGATCTTTCAAATCAACCCAGGTACCATCTGAGCCGGAAGAGCAGGCTGCAGCAATGACGAGACGGCCATTGAACTCCTCAAGACAAACAGGATAACCAGATAAATACTGCCGCACCCCTGCCATTTTAATAGCTTTCATGCGGCTTCCTCATCCTGCTTTTGCTTCGGCTCTTCCTGCTTCTTTTGGATGCGCTTGAGGGCGGCGAGGATCTTTGAAAGATCCTCGGCTGTGCACTCGGTGAACTTCTTTGCTGCCTCAAACTTCACGAAGCGTTCAAGTCCTCTCGATCCAAGGGCACAGCTCTCGGCTAAGGCAGACACTTTCCCGCGCATGGAAATAAGCTGCTCTTCCGTTTCTGAGGGCGCGGGAGCCTCTTTAAGAACCAGTGAACCATGCCACTCCTTGATCCATGCCTGGTTGATTCCACCGGCCCGCAAACGAGCAGCGACGGTGCAGCCAACAGCAACGCAGAGAACCTGCACAGGGCTTGCACCGCGGTAGTAGGACTTGAGCGTGGCAAGCCCTGTCTCGCCAGTCACAGCGACGGCATCAGGCAAGGCAGGCAGCAGATAGGCTGCGAGTTCTTCAGTGAGCTCAGCCATCGCAAACTCGGCCATAAGCGACCAGAGCGAGAACTCGCCTTGAGGCGCTTTGAGCGCTCCGAATACTTCGGACAGCCACGATTGGCACTCCTTGTCCGACTTAGCCTGCGCGAGACGCTCCGCACGCATCGCAGCCTTTTCAGACTTCTCCTTGTCACGTTGGGACGGCTCTCCATCAGCCTTCGCTTTCCTGGACTTCTTTTCCGGCTCGCGAAAGATCGACTTATCTTCAAGCACGGCCATCACATCCTCTCGCTTGGCGAGTTCGACGAGGGTGCCTTTTTTGTCGAATGCCACAAAAACTTTGATCGCATTCTCACCCACAAGCTCGCGCCACGTCGGGACTGTGAGCACTTCAGGCTTTACCTCATACGGCTCGGGCTTGCGCGAGAGCGGGACATATCCACTTGCAGGCGACACGCCCGATGTATCGAAGATTGCGACGGTATCCTCAGGGCTGATGACTTCATGCCCCTTGGCTTCTTCTTCGGCCAGCACTGCTGCCCGAGATGCTGAGATCTTCTTTTGGAAACACTCAGGAGCGAAGCAGTGCATGGCCATCCTCGAATTATTCCGATAGGCCTCATTATTCGCTCCGCGTTCTTGGCAATGAGTACATGCCCCTGGGGCAAGTGTTTCATCCGTGAGATCAAAAGGAGCCGACTTTAGTGGAACGGCAAATTCTTTGGCGATGTAGTCTCGGCACGCAGCATATGGCATCGGAGATCCACCATAGAGATCAGAGTGAAGCACGACATTGATCGATTCATGGCCATGTGGAAGGCCTACCAACAGTAATGCAGTGCGAACTGGCAACAGCCCATCATCGATCGCTTTCTGCACATCCGATGCACAACTCAGAAGCTTGAGACGCTGTGCAACATGAGGCTGTGAGACTCCCGTACGATTAGCGATTTCCTGCTGCGTTGCTCCAAGATCAAGTAACTCTGCGTATCCATTAGCCTCCTCGATAGGCGTAAGTGCCGAAACATTTCCACTACGCCCGAGAGTCAGCATCGTGAGTAATGTTTGAGTTTTAGTCATCTCATTCACTACGCATTCCAGCGCGGAAATCCCAACCAACTTCGCAGCACGCCACCGCCTCTCCCCATCGATTAGCATGTAGCCGTTCTCATATGTCATCACTATGAGATTTTGCAACTGGCCAGACTTGAGGCTTTCACCGAGCTCACGGAGTTCGGTTTCAACAAAATGCGTGCGAGGGTTCGCGGGGTTTCTGACGATCTTTGAGATGGGTATTTTCTGAGTCATGGAATTAAGCGGCTGCCTGTTCGGCTTTCTGAGGATAGATAGCCCAGAACGCCTTTGCGGCTTCGGGCGTTACGAGAGACTTGTAATGGCTAAACAACACCTGGGCGTTGTTGTGTCCCATGTTATACTGCGTAGAGCTGGCATTCTTGTGCTCAGCAAAATGATACGAGGCATAGGAATGCCTCAGGATATCGTGAGGCCACTTCTTCCAGCCTAGCGCCTGCTTCACTCGATCCCTGGTCTCGCGCACCTGAACGGGAATCACTGGGCCTTTATCCTGAGCTACCGGCTGCAACCATGCTGCGAGGTTGTTGGACATCTCCACCGGCCTGCGATCGCGTCCTTTGGCATTGGCACCGAGAACGGTGATCGTTCGCTGAGCGATGCTGACCTGCTCCCAATCGAGACGCTCGATCTCAGTCGGACGGATTCCGCAGAAGAGGCCGATTGAGACATATGGAAGGCACTCGATCATCTCCTGCGAGCCTTGGCAGGCGTTGAGCGCCTGCTCTGCCTGCTCGACGGTCATAATGACAGGCTCGCGTTCATCCACCTCGGGGAGCTCAAGCGCGAGGCAAGGATTCGATCCGCAGTAGCCACGCCGAATCCCATAGTTGAAGAGCACATTGAGACCCTGCACGTAGGTCCGCTGCGACACTGGCACCCACTTCTGACGACTCACCAAGGATTCAATGTCCTCTGTCGTGATCGTAGAAATAGGCCGCTTGGGAAAGTGCTTCGTGAAGAATCGAAACTTGCAAGTGAGATCCTGGATGTATCGCTCACGCCGGTTGCCTGCTTTCTTCTTCGCGATCAACTCGGCGCACACAACCTCAAGCGTTTTATCCATGTGGCCTGCGGGATGCGCCTTGAGCCAGTCATCAACGACGCTTCGGAGTGATACCTTCGCCTCCCTGAGCGTATCGAAACAGACTGCGGCTTCGTAGCGCTGCGATGTCGTGAGTGCCACGGCGAGCTGGCCGTGCTCTCGAATCTCTCGCGTGACACGCTTTGCTGTCTCAATCGCGGCAGTCGCCGTGGTACGATAGAGCCTCTTGCGCTTTCCACCAAGCCGCCCGAAGTCGAGCTCGTAGTATCCACCCTTGTGGATGCGCACTACGGCACGGCCTATCTTGCGGGGCAATTTTTCGGGGTGCATGGCGATGGAATGTCGGAATGAGAGTTTTCAGGGCGGATTTTTAACTCAGAAAACGGCCTCGGATTCGTTCAGGTGTCAGGCGACAGCGCACTTACGGTCGCGTTTATGTGCCCTCTCAAGGCCGCGCTGAATGCGGCGCTTCCGCTGCGCCTCTTCGCCATCGCAGCAGTTGCCACAAAAGAAGATCGGAACAGGAGGGCAGTCGATTGTCGCTCCCTCGCACCATGTGTCATACCAGTCGCCGCAAACATCGCATCTCTCGACGTGATCCGTGACCTTCCAGTACTGGTTCCCGAGATACCAGATGACGGTGGCAGCCTGATCTGGCGTGAGCTTAGGCATATGGTCAGGCCCGATGACGTAACCATCGGGAGTGCGGCCTTGCAGGAACTCGAACAGTTCCTGCGTTTTTCCTAAGTCATCGTCGTTTTCTTCGCTCATAAGTTTCGTTCAGGAAGGGGTTCAGTTTCTCGCGTTGGATCCGCTCATCTCATCCTCGACTGACTTGAGAGCACGGGATGCGCTGAGGAACAGCGCCATGGTCGTTTCCGCCATGTACTGCGTGCCATCCGGCATCTGGATACAGATGGCAACAGTAGACGCGCCACTTCTGCAGCCGCGTGGGAGTCGACCAATGCGAGTTATCTTTCCAAGTGGCTTGACCTGTTTGAGGTCAATCCACGGATGTTTTTCAATGTCTGTCGTAATCGATAGTGGAATCATGGCTTTCAAAATTTCGTCGATTGTATCCAAGCCATCGCTGATGAGTTCTCCTGCATGTGATGCTTTCAGCGATAGAGACAGTTGATCGAATCCCTGCTGTAGTCCTGTTCAGGACTTCTTGCGCACTAGTGGAATATCAAAAACTTCTCCCAGCCAGCGGAAGACAGAGCCCATGCAGTCGAATACCATCGTGAATAGGTTCACGGCAGGTACTACAGCGAGAAGTACATGGCCGAAGATCGCACCGACCGTCAGCGTTGGGTGATAGTAATCTTCGGCTGATTTTTTAACATCCTCGCGGTACGCTCGCACAAATCGGCACGCATAAACCGTGAGGCAAACAGCGAGCGGCACCCAATAGGTATAGAGCGCGAGCAAGTTGTTGAATTGGTAGTTTTTAATCCAGTCGATCATTGTAGTGAACATAAGTATTTACTTTAGCGTTTGAACGTCCGAGCACCTCGGGCTTCGAGTTTCCTGATAGTGTCTTTCGTCGAGCGGAAAACCTCTGCGAGTTCCGCAATCTTGTAACCCATTCCGCGTAGCAGATAGACCGCATCAGCGCGTTTGGCGTAGGCTTGTTTTGCGTTCATATTGGTTTGGAAAGTTTGCTGGATGGCCGCTGCTAGCTAAGGGCCTTGCATATGTGCTCCAGCGGCACCGGGGCCTATTGGCCGATTGGTTGCGAGTGGCAGGTTCGTTCAAGTGTTGGACTTCTTGGGGAGAATTGGCTTACCAACAACCAGCGATACAAGGTCGCGTCTTTCCGTGTCAGTCAGTCTCTTTATTAGGGGTTTTCTGGATTTAGTTTTCATAATGATTTAGATTTACAAAGTCGTATGAAGGTGCGTCTCGCCTTCGTTCGGAAGTTAGAGCCTAACCGAGGGGAGGAGAGCGGTCACACGCTCAAGCTCGGCTTTCAGCTTCGCATAGTGGAGCGCGTGTAGTCTTCTCTCGCTTACCACTTCCATCGCGAGATACCCGATGATTCGGTGCGGAGATTCCTCACAAGTGGTTCCGGTCACACTCTCGGCTTGAGAGACTACTTTGTCAGCGTCGTCCATAAGGTTGGTCTTTCGTTCTCAGGCGGTCATTCGTTGCGCCACATCCCACACGTCTTTGACGGTGATCGTGCGAGCGTGGACTGCGACGAGCTTTCCGCTCTCAAATATTAAGCTAAACGTCTCCATCTCACCTTGGTTGCCAGATAGGAAGGCTCCAAAGGCGTGCTCCAACCCAAGTGAAACGTGGTCAAGCTGCTCGTTTGTCAGATCGCAGAGAAGCGACGTTTCTGGGAAGTCTAGCGGCGGCGTGGATATGGTTTTTGACCGGGAAAGTTCAGCGATCCTATAGCTCAGTCGTGCGCAGCGGGCGTGGCGCCACCGAGCGATCCTGCGGAGTCGGCCAGCTTCGCGACTCATGAAATCAGTCATTGTCTGCTGATCCTTTAGCCGGATCTCTAGCTGGATGATACGCTGGATGAGTGCTTTCATGCGGCGGATCTCAGTTTGAATACCTGAGCGGTCACCTTGCTGCGCTGTGACGCCAGCTTTAGAATTTCCTGTGCATACTTACTTCTGCTCACACCACGCGCGATGAGGTGCTCAAGCACTCGGGATATATTCTTCCGCTTGATGCGAGTATCAGGCAGGCGCTTGTTCCGCATCCGTGAGCTCAAGTGCTGCGCACAGAGACTCCTGTACCATGTGCAGTTCTTGGACACAGCCACGCGGATGCATGCGCCATAGTTGGCAGGTCTACGAGCTGGAACCAATGCAACTTCAAGACGCGTGCATTCAAACTCAGCCTGCATTTCGAGGAGCTCGGTCATATCTCATCGTCCTCCCCAAAATCAGCGTTAAAATCTTTGATGAATCCCTTCGGATCGCACAAGAAATCCCAGGCGATAGCAGAAACTGCCATCACGACCGCACATACTCCGAGAATTGAAAATTGAAACGTGTTCATGCTGCTTTTTTCCCTTTTGAACGGTTACGATTCCCCTTCGCGATCGCGGCATAGCGGGCGCAACTCGCCGGGGATTTTTGCCAACCGAAACTGGCTTTGCTGCCGACTGCGCTGAGAGTTTCACCAAGCACAAGGCGCTCACGATGGGACTCTGCCGCCCTGCCCTGGCCGAATAGAGCCGCAACCTCTGCTCCGCTCATATTGAGCAGCAACTCAGGCCGTGCGGCGCGGGCGTAGAGATAGAGCCGCTTCATGACTTCGGTCGGACGAGGGCCCCGACTGAATAGCCATCCAATGAAGAGAGACACTCCCTCGGCCTTGATTATGAATTCTTCGCTGGATGCCTCAAGCAACTCATCCATAGCCTCTGCCTCCTCGGCGGGAGTCCTCTGCTCCTGCCCCGGGAACACAGCGCCTTGGCGCTCAACTGCGGCCTGCAGTGTGCGTTCTGTGAGACGGTGCTGAGCCCGTAACTGGGAGGGCGAACGGTTCATGGGAGGTTTTCCATGGCGGGGCCACAGTTAGTCTCGACCGCTACGGCTGGCCGTGAGGGGTGCAGCGCTTTTAACCCTGCGCTGGCTTGTGAGGCTTCGTGCAGGCTGGTGCCCTGATCGCTTCTTTCCGGACTGCTACCACAGCAGCTCGGGGCCCACGCCACGGAAAATATTTTCAAGGAGCTCATGCGTATTGCCCCTCCTGATACCAGGAATTCGCCATCTGGCATTGGCTTCCTGGAAAGATTGTCGAACCGCGAAGCGCGTTTGCTTCCGCGTGCCTACCCTGCTTGGCAAGCTCATCAGCGAGCTCAGGCAGCTTGGCCCGTGTGACAGCAACACCAGACCGACCGAACACATAATGGCCAGGGACACCCCAGCTGAGCGGAAATACCTTCGTGATAAGATCGAGGCGGCTGATTCCGCAGGCCGCAGAGACGAGGCTCAGGCTCACGCGATCGACTGTGGTTAGAGTTGCCATACTAGGCGACCAAGCGCATGAGCTCTGACTTAGCTCGGCGGGCGCGTTCGGCGCTGGTCGAAATTCCGAGCAGCTTTGCGCGAGTACGCGGCGGAAGAGCGAGCCACAGTCTATCCAGTTGATCAGCCAGGGCTAGGCTAGACCTGGCGAGCTCCTGTGTCGCCTTGGCTTGCTCTTGCGTAGCCTTTGCCTGTTCAGCGATGGCGGCTGTGAGGTCTTCACTCAT